GTGCGGTGCGCTTACCGAGCGAGCGTGGCGATTACAATGACTTATATTTAAAGCATGGTTTAGATAAAGTGAAAGCTGAGTTGATGGAACACAAGCTTGGTATACAAAAGTATGCTATTCGTAACCTGGTAGGCACACCAGAGCCACAAAAATTTTTAGTAGATGGATTGATACCAATGGGTAAACCAGGACTCCTGGCAGCGTCTGGTGGAGTTGGTAAATCATTAAGTGTAATCCAATTGGCATTGCGAATTGCTTGTGGTGGTGGAAGATGGTGGGGAAAAGATGTTAAAGAACATGGAAACGTAATTTTATTTTCAGCTGAAGATGACATTCCAGAGATTCATAGAAGGCTTGACTTGCTAGACCCAAACGGCGCTAGGTTCAAAAGTGAATATGATGTTTATATTTTTCCAGTACCAGAACAAAAAGAACCAATGATATTACTAAAAGAGGAGGGCGTAACACAACTTGCGCAAGAGTTAGTGGAGGAACTGCAAGCAATACCAGATTTAAAGTTGGTTTGCTTTGACCCGTTACAAGCATTTACTACTGGTAATGTTTCTAGTAGTAATGAGGCAGGGCAACTTTGGGGATCTTACTGTGCAAACATAAGTGCCAGGTTAAACTGTTGCACGCTTACTATCCATCATCTAAACAAACAAGGCTTAACTGTAGATTCAGATGACTCTATGGTTCAGAGAACCAGCGTGAGGGGCGCTTCGTCACTCGTCGACTCAATAAGGTTTGTTTTAGTAATGGCGTTAGCAAGTGCAGAGGATTGTGAAAGAATTTGTGAAGAGCAACATGTACCCTACGACAGAATGGCGGTGGTAAGGGGCGCGCTTGTAAAATCTAACAGCGGAGGCGTAGACTATTCTGCAAAAACATTATTTAGACGCAACGGTGTTTTAGAACCATTAAATGAACCGCTAGATACCAGTAATTTATATGACAATTTTTAAAATGAAAGACTTGTACGAAGTAAAAAAAATATCATACCAGGACACAAAACCATTTATTTTAGACATACATTACGCTAAACGTATGCCATCTATTAGTTATGCTTATGGTTTATTTTTGAACGATCAATTGGTTGGTATTATTTCTTATGGATCACCAGCATCTCCACATTTGTGTAAAGGTATAGCTGGTGAAAAGAACAAAAAATTAGTTATAGAATTAAATAGATTAGTTTTAAAAAACAATAAAAAAAATGAAGCATCTATGTTAATCGGTGCATCTTTTAAATTATTACCTAAACCAAAAATAATAGTTTCGTATGCTGACACAGCACAAGATCATTTGGGAGTTGTTTACCAGGCTACTAATTTTTTATTTACAGGTACTTCTAAACCTAGAACAGATATGGCTGGTAAAGATGGTAAACATTCCAGGCATCATTTAGGCGATAGGACCAAAAGAGTTTATAGAAGTGCTAAACATAGGTATGTATATCTTTTGGGTAATAAAAGACAAAAAAGACAATTAAAACAAGAATTAAGATATGGAATTATGGATTATCCACGAAAAAACGAGGAATAACCATAGGGAGTGTTAGGGACATAGTATGGGAGTGTTAGGGACATACCTTGGGTAAGATAGGGACATAGTACGCCCCTACTTGGGTCATATATCCATACCATACCATGGTATATAGGAAGCGAACCCCTTGAGGGGGTTCAGCTTCCAGGGAAAAGAGAGAAGTAAAGAAATGAAAAGATTTAAAACAATAGACAAGGACCACTGGTGGATCACGGCACACACGAGCGAGCGGGAGCGAGCGGGAGTCTTTGTCCCGTTAGAGCTAGCCAGGAGAGATGGAGACTTCTCCAGGGTGAGAGCAGTGGTATGGGCATGGTTTAGGCGCGAGTGTGGGAGTACTGATTTATCGCCTAGCGCGAAACTTACCATGTGGGCGGTGTGCGAGCGGTGGAGGTATGAAACCTGGTCCTCGCATGATGCGATTAGTTATTATGCAAAGATGACTGGTTTAAATAGAAAGACATCTGGGCGCGCTATGACTGAGTTAATTGAGAAAGAAATCATTTGGTGTGTGCTAGAGGGTGAGCAGAAGCGCTTGCGGAAGTCTCAACCTGGTGGTAAGAAGCATTTTTTGTTGGTTGGTTTAGTGGATCTTCTGTGATTGGTTCGGCGCGTGGGGAGGCGTGCGAGGAACTAGCGAAAGCGCTTTTAGGGGGAGTTTATCTTTGGAGAAGATAATTGGCCTCCGCTAGTTCAAACTTATTATATCATTTCTTGTCTTTTTTCTCTTTGGTTGGTTTTTTCTTTTCGCGCTTGCCGAAGATGCGATCAAATTCTGATTCGTATTTTTTACGATCTGGTATTGGGCGAGGCGTACTTCCTTTTCCTGACATTGGTTACTCCTAGTTAATATGTTTATAGCGTTTATCTTTTGCAAACGCTTTTGTTAGTTTCGCGCGGTCATCTTTAGATACGATTCTTAATAGTTTCTCTGGTGTTAGGCCATTTTTCCATCCACCGCTTTGACTTAAGCCGTATTTATCGCGCATTAGTTTCATTAATTCCTCTGTGGTCATTTCTAAAGCCTCTCAACGCCATGGTTGTCAACGTATGCTATGTTGTCCCCGTCTATGTCTTTAAGCAACCACGCGCCGTCTCCGTCAGTCTTAGACTGTTCCGTTGTTGCGAATGGTAACTCTCCGGTTACTCCATTGTCGCGCATGTGTGCCGTGTACTTTCCTAGTGCTTGGTCAAATGTCATTGTTTCGCCGTGAATAGTATTATTAGTAATTGTATCTGGTCATTTCTTAGACTTCTTAAATGCTTTGGTATTGTTCTTCTATCTATTTTCATTATTGGTTATTCCTCGTTAGTGTTAATAATTTGTATTTGGTCATCCATTAAAGGCAAATTAAATTCCTTTTTCCAAAGTTTACTTATCTGATCTTTTGCTTGGTCTATAGTTTCTGCTGTTACCTCGTATGACTGTTCAACAGTCACTAATAATTCTATTTTCATTATTAGCTACCTCTTTTTATATATCTATAAGAATCTGTATTCCATTCAGCGTCCAACATCTTAACCAATTCATATTTTAAAGAATCTAAATTGTGTACATCAGATATCCATAAATCATTAGTTTCATGTAGGGTCTGTAATGTGCTATCAAGTTTATTTATAAACTTAAATAGATCATCATATTCGCTGTTGGTCATTTCTATAGTTGTTTTGTTTTTTAGTATTTTTGTTTTCATTTGTCTTCATCCTCTTTGGTAATTATTAGATATGCTCCATGTAGGCAAAAGACCATGAATGAAAGCACGATTAAAATTTCTATACAGTCAATCATCTTTTCACCTCTCTTTGCTCTACCTTATCCCAGACATCGCCAAACCTTTTAAGCCATTCTTTTTGCTCTTCGGTCTTGTAGTTGCCACCCATTAAACTTTCTAAGGCGCAACAATGTTCTAATCCGTTAGTTTTATAAAAGTTGTATAAGATATCGCACATATAATTAAATAGTGAAAACTCTCTCTCTTTAAAATGTTTCATCCTTGCACCTCCTGTATCACCTGCATTAAATCTTCTAAATAATGGTTTATTTGAATGTCTTTAGTTCTTAGACCTCCTACTATTGATTGCTCTGTTAAATAGTTCTCTATCCATTCAACAGTTATCTTTTTATTGTCTAAGTCTTTCTCAATGTCAAAAGTTATCGTGTTATAAATATTGCTCATTGGTTTGCTCCTGTGTAATCTGTAGATTCAACAATATTGCATATTGATGCTGAATAAACATCTTCTATATCAAGCAATCTTTTATATGCTGTATTTGCATTCTTTTTGGTTGCATAATATGAATAATGGTCTGTAAGTTTCTCACCACCTGCATTCCAATCTTTTTTCTTTTCTGTCCAAACTAATATAAATCCGTTGTTCATTGCGTCACCTCCTGTACATTTAGAACTTGCACATCATCCAGAAAAAAATCAGATTCTATTGCATTTAAAACACAATTTTCTTTTAAGTGGTCGCCACTTGGACAAACCAAGTCATCCGCTGTGTCAACTTTTACGTTTAATGTTATTTGTACTATCTTCATTGTGTTTGCACCTCCTGTCTTGCCTGTACATCATCTTTAAATATATTGCAGTCATCACATTTTTGTATTTCTTGCTCCTCTCTATCTGTGTTAAATGTATCTATCCACCCAACACCATTGCATAAATCGCATTTCATCCTTGCACCTCCTCTAGTTGCCACTGTCCACAATGGCCACATGAGTAATCAAAACCATGTTTAAAATCTTTATGTGGCAATGTTTGGTATGTCATTTCTCCGGATTGTTTGCACTTGTTACATGCAAAGTTAGTTCCGTCATCTAATAGGTTTCCAACTTTTAAAACGTCTTTGATTGTGTATGTGTTCATAATTCCCCCTTAGTTTTTTAAGAAATGGTTAATTAAATAAGAGCCATGCCACGCTTTTTTATTTCGTGGCTTCTCTATTAGTTTGTTTATTAGTTGTTTAAATGTCATGTTATGCCACCTCTAGCTTATTAATGTAATCATTAACAATCTCTTCGCCTATGATGTAGGCATACATATTAACAACCTTTTCGGGGTCGGATAAATCTGTGTAAACCTCGCCAAAATTCCAATCTTCATATTCTTTTACAAAGCCAATAATGTTAAAGGCTTCATCACCCATCCATTGTTTAGCCTTATAAGATCCAATTATAAAATAATCAGTATTAAAGATTTCATGGTGTAAATCATCTTGGTTGTTTTCAATCCATTCTTTATCATAATTAATAATAGAATCATTAAAGTATTCTTGTATTTCTTGTTTCTTGTAGTTCATATTACTTCTCCAAAGTATGCAAGCGTTATTGCTTACACCCAAAAAGCCCACATAAGCGGGCTTGATTGGGTTGGGGTTGTTTACATTGTGTGTTCTAACCTGTCGCAAACAGCGTTAAGCATTTCTAGTTCTTCTTGGTTTTCTATTTGTATAATTGGATCCACATCTGTATTTTGTTGGATCTTCATTGCTTCAAGATCCAACATATCTAATAAGTATGCTTTTTCTGCTCTCGTTAATGTTATTGTTTCCATCTTTATCTTCTCCTTAAATGCTGAGTTATTATAACCCAGTGTCACTATTATATAACTAGTTTTACTCTGATTTCAATAGTTTTACTCAATATATATGCAAAAAGAGGCTAAAATTTACCTAAAATGTGCAAAATACCATAAAATAAGGCATGGAAAAGGGAAAACCAGGTAGAAAAAGAAAGTTAGCAACACTAACAGAAGATGAGTATAAACAAATAAGCGCATGGTCTGGGGATGGCTTAAACGAGAGCCAGATAGCAACTTTGCTCAATGTAAACATCTCAACAATTACTAGAGAAAAGAAACGCAATGAGCAATTTGCACACGCTATAAAAAAGGGAAAGTACAAAGCCGTTCAATTGGTAGCTAACAAAGTGTTTCAGAATGCAATGGACGGCAAAGAAACAAGCGCGATCTTTTTCCTAAAAAACCGCGACCCAGACAACTGGGCTGACCGCCAAGAAGTCAACTACAATTTAGATCTTAAAAACGTTCTCACTAGCGCGCGCGAAAGGGTCATAGACCATCAAGCGCAAGCGCTCCCAGAGCGCACTCAAGCGCCTACAGTTAGCGCTAGCGCCAAGGGCGAGGGCGAGGGCGCGAATGAATAACGGGGTTAGATGCGGGCTTAGTTTTTTAGACTCCCTTTTTAACTAATGCAAGCTCTTAAAATATCGCATTTGACCCCCCCTTTGTTTGTGTGGCGGTGGTGATATATGTATAACTACTCAACTAAAATTTTTTAATTTTTTTTAATATATGAAATACGGCGTAAAACTAGAAAAAGAACTCATGACTGAACTATGGTCAGGACCAATCAAAGACAACCCAGTAAACTTTGTTAAGTATGTCTTCCCATGGGGACAGAAAGACACCCCCCTTGAAGACTTCAAAGGACCAAGAAAGTGGCAAGAGAAAATTTTGCGAGAAATGGCAATACACATTGAGCGTAACAACGTATTAGATTTACCAGAGATGTTTAGACTAGCCGTAGCATCAGGTCGTGGTATTGGTAAATCTGCATTAGTCGCATGGATCATTCTATGGATGCTCTCCACGCGCTTGGGGTCAACCATTATCGTTACCGCTAACACCGAACAACAGCTCCGCTCAAGAACATGGGCGGAACTTGGCAAATGGCTCACGCTGTCTATAAACTCTCATTGGTTTACTAAGACTGCCACCACGATTAAACCCGCACAATGGTTTGAAGATGCGCTGATTAATGACCTTAAGATAGATACTGGTTACTACTACGCGCAAGCGCAGTTATGGAGCGAGGA